GTAGCAACGCTTCACCCGCTGCAGAATAGAAGATACCGTTCTTAAGTGATAAGCCACCTGTAATAGTTGCAGTATTTGCCCACGTATAGTATTTGCTAGCTTTGCCTGCATTTGCATTTGAAGATGCACCATTACCAACATATGCATATGTACCATTAATATTAGCGTTATACACTAATTCGTAATAATAAGTTGCACCATAAATGTTTGATTTGCCGCTCTGATTTGCTGTATCGTAAATATGGAAATCTTGTAGTGTAACGTCACCTCTTGTATAAGGCCACCCCGGTCTTAATCCAATTGTCATAAGAGGAGTGAGATCACCAGACTTAGGAACAACTGCTGTTAATTGCTTTGCAGTTGCCAAGAAAGGATTATAGGATCTTGGTTCTTCATACTGGAATACTGAACCAGATAAACTAAAATACGGATTAGTCGTTTGTGATCCTAAATTTACGATCTCTCTTCTTGTAGGAAGAGAATTGTCTGCAATAAAGTTAACAGCAATAGAACCAGCATAATTTTGAGTATGTGCAATAGTTGCACCAGCTGTAGTACCTAAACCAAATCTAATACGGCCTGTTCTACCACCTGTAAAGTCAAACCAGAATGTATAGTATTTGTCTAGACCTGCAGTAAAGATATTAAAACCAGACGAACCAGTACCATCTAGTTTATCAGTATTAAATGTGTTTGAATATGTTCTATCTTCAGTTATCTGTCCATTAGCAAGCATTCTACGAACAACAACTGCTAATGTATTATCTGTGTTTTCCCAGAAGATACCATTGTTACCATCAAACAAACCAACACGTTTAGTAACTGTGTTACTAGTAGTACTATTTGATGTCCAGTTGATAGTAAAATATGCTTGATGTGATGCACCAGGAATAATCTTATATTTAATTCTTGATTGTCTGATAGCATAGCCTGTAGCAGTATTACCGCTAGTCATCTGTATTTCAGAGGTATTAGCTAAGAATACAACACCAGCGCCTGCACCTTGAAGCTTATCAGAGAATCTCCAATCACCATCTGAATCTATTGATGGTGCATACCAATATTGAGTTTGAATCTGACCGGTACGAAGTCGACTTAGAGTATCTAATTGAATAGAGTCGCCAAATCTAGTAATAACAGGAGATGCACTGTTAGATATAACAGTTACGTTTGCATGACCCTCATACAGTTTAACAGGTAGAGGATTAGTAGTGTCGTAAATAAGTCCATTAGAACCAGCAATCATACCTACTTCAAAGATAGTAGTTCCATCAGATAAAAATTGCTGTGTATCTTTTCTAAACTGTGCCATAAATCACTTCTTCCATGCTTTAGTAGCAGCAAAGTTTGCTGCTGAAAATTCACCTCTGTTAACAAGCTTTATCGAACCACCGTTGTGATGTGCCACATAACCTTCTGGATGTGTTTCTTTACCATCAATATGATGTTCCATTCCACCTTCAGTCTTATTAGCCTTATTAAGACCGTGAACAAGAATATTCTTTGCTGATTCAATATGATGATGAATCTTCAATGCATTAGCAAAATGCTTCTCATTTGTATCATGGTGAGCAAGATCGGCATTCTTTGCTTCTGTCTTTCTTGCTTTTGCAGCTGCAGTTGAAACACCTTCAATAGCCTTATCGTGTCTAGCTTCAATATGTGATCTTAGACCTTTAGTGGAAGGCTTAGAACCTTCACGTACAGTCTTATTAATATAAGTTGTAAGATGTTCTGAATGCTTTCCTACAACATCATGAAAGTCATGAGGCATCTTATCGTGAAGCTCTTTTGCTTTCGACATATGATCTTCAAAGGCTGCTGATTGTTCTTTAGTTAGATTACTCATAGCTTTGCCTCTGGAGAAATTAAATGCACGTCTTTATGCTGTTTGAACTTATCATGATCAACATGAGGAGTAGCATGCATGCTTTCTAAAGTCTTACCTTCATACTTAGTATGAACTGCAACACCTATCTTAGAGTTAATTGCTTTCTTACCTTCTGTTGAATCTCTCTTTAAACCATACGTAATTGTATTTGGTTTAAATCTAACATGAGATGATGAATGTTGCAACTCATCATGTGAATGCATAAAGTCGCCTTGATAAACACCCTTCTTAGGAGTTACCTTAGGAAGATGTTCTAGCGCTTGATGTAGCTTCTTAGCAAGACCAGGTGAGTCACTATGATTGCGATCAATATCTTCATGTGTATGATTAATCTTTGGATTCTTATTGAATGCAGATTTAGAAGCAACAAAAAACTTACCACTTTCTGGATGATGACCAAATACAACTGCTGGTGAACCATCAAGCTTCGTTGTAATGTGAGAAGTATGCTTCTGACCTTTTAATGCTTTATGTACATCATGTAATGCATGAAATGCATGTGTAAAGCCTTGATGACTTAGTACAGCATTATCTTCTGGATGGTCTAAGTGTTTTAGCTTAGTACCTGTTTGTTCAGATATAAATTGTGAGAATGTAAACATCACTTCATTGATCCAAATTTAGCATTAGCAGAAGGTGATACAAACGATCCATGTGTAGGTCTATGCTCTACTGTAGCAATATGATTTCCATGTTCATCATGAAATCTAACAAAGTTAGATGATACTGTAGCGTTTATTTTCTTAGCATTATTAATAGCTTTAATATGTGGTAGTTCATGATGAGGAGTAGCAGAACCACCCTTTTCTCCCTTTACATAATCGTAAGGAAGGTCAGGAGTACTTTTTAACAAATAATGTAGATGTTTTTGCTTTTCTTCATGGGATGCTTTGTTAAAGACATCAGCATGATGCTGCGCTGCTTCACCTTGCACCTTCTTATTCGCCGCTACTACTTCCGGTTCATGACGAACTGCTTTTCTTTCTTTAGTAGACTTGCCTGAAAGACCGACATCATGTGCACCTTTCTTCCAGATATGCTCTAAATTTGTCTTAAGACCAGCTTTAGTATCGAATGCCTTTACAGTATTGTTGGAAGCAGTACCTGAAGTTGCTTTCAGAGAAGTACCATGCATAAACCCACCTTTACCTTTAACAATAAGGTCATGAGGATTACCTGCTCTATCTACTTTTCTTCCAATATGCTTATCAATACCACCTGATGTATGATGCACTTCATGAATTTCGTTAGGTGACTTGCCGTGATTATCCTTAAGGCTCTTTAAATAAGCATCACCTGAATGAGCTGCTGCTTGTAGAGCTTGTGCCTGCTTATGATGTGGAAGCACTTCCATGGCTTCATTATGCTTTTTTCTTACTGCTTCAATCTTCGCCTGATATTCAGGATCTTTATTATTTCTAGCAGCAGTATGATTATGAAGATGTAATACTGTTGCTGTTTCATATGCATCACCATAAGCAGTGTTATGGATATTTACACCAGTATCGCGTTCTTGAAGATATGTGAGAAAAGTAAGCATGTTTGGCTCCAAAATACATTTATTAGTATTTAGCCAAACTAAAAAGAGGGCCTAAGCCCTCTTCTATATTAAAGACCTAAGGCCTTAGATTTATACTCTAGATATCCGCCTTTGAAGTCGTTAAGCAGATACTCATATAGAATCTCGAAACGAAGCGCAGCATCATGATCACCAGCAGCAGTCAGATCTTTATGAGCCTCTTTGCAGAAGCGAACAAGCGACATAAAGTTAACACTCTCATGATTATCAGTAGCCTTAGCCTTATGAGTCTTACCAGCACGTTGAAACATTAGATATACCCCATTCGCTTCTTATATTGAGTATTAGACATAGCATGCTTACGATTATTATCTTCCCAGCATACTAGCTGAACATTACCATGAACATATCCGCGCTTACTACTAATACGGTCAATAGAGCAGTTAGTAGGAGTACGATCATAGATAGTTCCTGGCTTAATAAATGTTAGCCACCTTCCTGAAAGATTGCAACGCCAGCCTTGCTTTCGACCTAACTTAAACAAATATTCAGCCGTTACTTTAACTTCTTTAGGTGTTTCTCTATTACGAGCAACATTCAAACGACTACGAAGATATGCAAGCTTTTCTTTATCACGTTGTTTCATCACGAAGCCTTCTTTGTCTTAATTTTGAAGTCTACATCGAAAGTTTTACTATACCTATTCTTTACCATCTTATGATATTCCATTGCTTCATAATAATCAACTGAAGCAAAATGTTTTACTCTTACTATACTATTGTTAATCTTAGATTTCACAGTTACAGTATAAGTGCTCATTGCCGTCTCCTATTCTTAATTATAGCATGACCAGCTAATGAAATCAACAACAAAAAAAGGCTAGGGATACCTAGCCTTTATAGTGCTCAATTTGTGCACTTATTAGAACTTAACTGAATATCCAAGAAGGAATCCATCAGCATGTGCAGAACGATCCTTATTGTAAGAACGATATACTGCAGCATTTACAGATTGACGATCAGTCAATGCATATGAGAGACCAGTACGAACATCGTGGTTCTCATAGTCAGCACGGTAAATAGTATCCATAGTAGTGCGATACTGATAGCCGATCGCATTCCAAGTTAGACGGTCAGTAAGCTTATAATCCATACCTGTACGGAATGCATAATAACCGTAATTATCACCATCAATGAATCGCTGACCTACACCTGCACCAAAACGAGCCTTAAAGCCGTTACCAAGTGGCAATGAGTAGCCAACCTTACCTTCAATTGTCTGTGTCATTGCACCATTAGGATAGTCCTGTGTTGTACCAAAGTTGACACCGACGGAAAGCCCTTCTGCAATATCGCGATCATATGAGAAGTTATACATCCACAAAGATGGCTTCTTGTAAGAACCAGCAGTGGTTTCAGGACCAACACTAAACCCAATTGAGTTAAGAGGTGCTGGTGTTACTGTCTCAAGA